TTTAACAAGGCCAGCATCTATACCATACAGTACAGATGACCCTATATCTAATGTACCGCCTGTCGTATATCCAGCATCTACAGAAAAAGATGGAGACTCACCCTTAGCAGGGGAGTTCCAGTTAATTCCTATATTACTCCAGTATATCGGAGATGTGGCTTCCGCCCATGTGATAGGAGCCGTCAATAATAACCACCAGTGTTCATCACCCTAAGCGCGGAGCCTGAGTGACGATCCTTGTTGTCCTGATTCTGTAAATCGCTTATTGCCGTCTGAAATCCAGTAGCCCACAAAGGAAGCCTTGCGTCGTTCATAATAAACGGTTCAGCCTCCATCAAAGAGCCATAAAGATATACATCAGGAGCGTTTGTAATAACCCAGTTAGTAGTGTTTGAGTCGCTCAATGCCTGAAAACTTTGATAAAAAAGCATTTCTACAGTTTGCGCTGTTGCAGGAATAGGGCCAAACTGAAGTTCATCTGCAATAATTGTGTAAACCTCTGGAGTGCCAGTATTGGCGGTTCCGTAGAGCCTGTCGTATATCTCAGGAGTGACGTACTGCAAAGGAGTTAAGTTAGCAGTGTTAACTTGGAAGTTACGCATTTGAATAAACCTAGCAGGCAAAGCAAGGTTGCGCTGACCAGCGACAGTAGACGCTGTTTGCTTAGTTTCCATAGCCCTAATACGCAAGGCCCGGTTAAACCTAGCCTCGCATAAAGCGATAAACTCTGGTATCCTGTCTGTCAGATCGTCACGATCTAGCCAGTTGGCTACAGCAGTCTTTAGTTCGCTGTAGTTAGAGATTGCCATGTTATCGAGTCAGTTGAGAAACTTCTAGCGTACCGCCAGCGCTTTTCTGGATAACGCTAATAACTTCTGAAGGATGGCAAGTGAAGGTATACACTTCGCCAGCCTTAATAAAATGACCAGCCGTTGCGCTTGCAGTCTGCCCAAAGTTAACGTAGCAATCAGAACTAGCAACCAAGTTTACTGCGTAAGTCTGGCTAGTAACAGCGGTACAACTAGCAGCAGTGCCTGTAAATGCTTTTGCTTCGTTAATATTTAACGGTCTAAAATAAGTATTTTGCATCGTTTTGTCCTATAGGTCTGTAGGGGCTACTCTAAAGTATTTGTTATCAGGATCGTTAAGGTACTTCGCTAAAAGTTTTGGGTTTTTTTGTATTTCACCATCTGTTTGCTGCATCCACAATTCCCAAATGTTGAAAGGAACGCTGGCAACTTGGTGAAATTCTCCACGTTTACCTAGTGTTTTTTTATCGCCGTAGTCATTTAACCTGCGCTTGTTTTCTTCAAGGATTGGCTCAACGTCCTGCACCGTCTGGAACGTGCCTGTTCCGTCAGCATGCTCATGGACGTAAGTAGCCCTGTGCGGATAAACATCAAATAGTGCTTTCTTAGACATAATAAGTTTTTATCCCGCCAATTCCTTTTGGAGTTTTCCCATCGCGCATATTTTTTAGGTGTTTTTCTAAAAGTTGCTCTGAGTCCATCGATTTAGGCTTTTTTGATTTTTTAGGCGTAGCGCCAAGTTTTTTAGCAAATTTATCTAGTGATTCATCTTTCATAAGAATAGGGGGAGGATTTCTCCTCCCCCGCTCCTAAACTACGATACGTCAGCAAGGAACCCGCTGGCCGCTTCGTTGTTTGACTTAAGACCGTATTCAACAATCAACATCTGCTGAACACCGTCACCCGTTTTTGCGAGGGTTTCAGTCTTGAAAGGACGGAGATAAGCAATCTCGAAGAAGTCCATGTCAAGGAAGAACACATCGCGCGAACGGAACTGGTTCCTATTTGGTACTATACGGAAAGTGCCAAAGTCGCTTACATACACGTCAACCGCCGCAACGACACTTGCAGGGCTTTCGCCGCTGGTCATCGTGCGAAGATCAGACACCGTCTGCGAAAGAGCAGAGATAGCCTGTTTCTGACCTGATTTACACATAATCATGTCAGGATCTCCACCGTTATCATAAACAGTCTTGATTACGGATTTGATGTTGGCTTCCGTGATAGCAGCAGTTGCCGTCGCGTCAGTCGGGGCATCCGTACCGTCGCCAGTAGCGGCAGCAGGAGAACCCGAACCTGAGTTGTTGGAAACATAGCCAGAAGCAAGCCAGCAAGAAAGACCAGCAGTCGCACGGGCCGTTCCAGCAGCGCCGCCATTCTGCGGATCGTTGGAGGTCAACTGATACTCCATGTCTCGCTTAAGTTGCTTGGCTTTTTTCGCCAACTGGTAGGCCTGAGCGGAACGGAAACCAGCATTGTTGACCGCTTCGTTCGTGCCAGAGGTTTCAACCACATAACGGCTGATCTGTGTGTAGTTACCAACGCGAGTTGGTACAGCACGGGCATCAGAAGTAAGACCGGTATCACCTTCCAGTTTTTTGTTCGCACTACCAGCGGCAATAGTATCCGTCTGCCACTCAAAATAAGTGTTTTCAGCGGTAGCCTTGCCGCAACCCGACATAAACGGCGTGTCGAGCGGAGCGATGTTATAGATAATGTCCGAAAGGTCTTCTCGGATCGATTTGAGTCGGGTAGAACCCGAACCTGCATTAAAGGTATAGTTAATATTAGTTGGGACAGCCATCATAGCCTCCTAAATGTTAAGTTTCCACAAATGCCTCCAACAGATTAGCCGCATCTTCCGGGCGACCAGACTGTTTAAGACGCTTCATTGAAGCAGAACGTTTTTCGGAGTCAATGCTTTTTCTCCCCTTACCAGAGCCAGATTTAACAACTTTCGGCTTACCTTTGATCTTTTTCTTGGCAATGTCTGACGAACTTGCTTTGTCGTACAGCATTGCCTTCCTAAGTACCAGCAAAGACCTGTGGTCAATCAAAGAGTTAATTTCTTCTTCACTAAATCCTTGTGTTGAAGCATAACTTTTTAGATTAGATGCTAACGAAGCCTGTTTTTCTGGGTCAGACCATTCAGGCAAAGCCTCTATTAGTCTGGCCCTTTCATTCTTAATAGCCTCTTGTCGAGCAGTTGCTAGTTGGTATTCTTGCCTTTGTCTAGCGACCTGCTGCTGTTGCTGAGTTCTTTGGACTTTTTCTTGGGCATCACGATACTCTTCCTTTTTGGTAACAAACCCAATAGGATCAGTTTGTCGCAGATGTTCCCAATCAATTCCTACAAATTGATCTAAGGCAGATAAAGAGGATTCCAAAGCGTTTTGCAATCCGTCAATGTACTGCTGGCGCTCGGACTGAATCTGCATAACTTCATTTTGGTACTGCTGTTGCAGTGCCTCCATTTCCTTACGCTGTTGAGACAGTTCTTGCGTCTTTCGAGTATAGTCTGATTGTCGGGAATATCCTTTTACAAGTTCGTCAAGGCTTACCTCGATCTCTTCACCATCTACCTTAACAGCGTAGGTGGTGTTCATGCCGGGTTCCTCTTCGTCCTCGCCCTCTTCAGACTCCTCGGATTCGTACTCGTCTTCCTCCTCTACGGATTCTTCTTCGTACTCTTCCGACTCCTCTTCCAATGGTTCGTCTTGGATTTCTCCAGTGGACTCTTCAACATCTTCGGTAGGGGCGCTTTCTTGTGCTTCAGACATTTCCTCGGTAGGGGTCATTAAGCCTAAGAATGCTTCTGTTGCGCTGTGCAACGTTCCATCATCATCACTAACTTGCGGGGCTTGTTGCTTATCCGCCATAAAATTTTCTCCTTATATATGGTATTCCTTTAGTTTCTTTGCCATTTCTCCAGTTTCAACAATACTGGTTAGATGAAGGCGAAGTCGCTCAAGGAGTCGTAAACTGAGCCAAGCCTGTTCTCGGCTCTCGACATCGTTCACACTTGAGTTATACCAAGTGTTGTGTAAATTTTCTGCTAACTGATCGAATGCTTCGTTGTATAGTTTATCGTTGAGGAGGCTTCTTGCTTGTTCCTCTCTGGTTCTATTTGTCATGTTGCTCCTATGGCTACGGCCCTACCTTGATCCCTTTCTAGGGATATCTCAGCGGCCTTAAGTTGTGCATCAATTGCGGCTTCCTGCGCGTCTTGCTGGACTTTCATCATCTTGACTTGCAGTTCACCTTGCTTAATTTCAAGTTCTTTCATCTTAGACTGCTGCTCCATCATAGCCATTTGCTGTTCTGGGCTAGGCTGATCTGGTCTAGGCGGCGGTGGAGGAGTAAGGTAATCGTCTACGTTCTGATAGCCCATTGCCTTCACAAGAGCAGCGCCAAGGTTGTACATGTTCTGCGGGGTTACGATTGGCAGGCCACCCTGCATCGCCTGAGCCGCAAAAGATATCATTTGAGACAGGTGAGCCATCTGCTGATCTTTGGAGCCGTTACCAAGGGCGACAGATACAGAGCAGTCCATCTTATCGGACCACATGTCAGGACGAACCTTTACCCATCGGTTACGAAGCATAACTGTGCGAGAAATGTCCTGATGCTTAAGAAGCAACTCGTATATACGATACATAAGTTCCTTCACACCAGTTTCAGCAAACTGTCTGGCAATAAGTTCTACTCTCGACTGCGCGTTTGTCATGACAGCGTTAACTGCTGTTGCAGTCGTGTGGCTTGTCAGAGCGTCTGCGTTAATACCTTGCGTGTTTTTGTTTACGCCACTACGGGCTTCACGAACTTCGTCAAGATAACTGAGCATCTGGAATGAGTACGGCTCAAGCGGAGGTGTAGCCAGAGGCATGATTGCATTGGGAGATTTAACCCTTACAATCCCGCCCGGGCGCTGTGTGAGAAGGTCGTCCAAATTCGCCTGACCTTCAAGAACAGCGTAACGACCAAAGTTCTGGTTGTAGGCGTTATCCATTAGATTACGCATTAGCGTACTCTTAATGAGTTGCAAGTCCATAACAAGATCAGCAACAGACAGCCCAAAGAACTTGTGAGGAATCTTAATAGGAGTGATAGATACGAAAGGAGCCTTGTCTACCTCGTCGTTAGCGAACACATAGTCGCCAACGCTACATACCTTTCTGAGTTCGGCAATGCCATCGCCATCAAAGTCTGTGCGGATAAATGACTCATGCAGCCAGTATTCTCTTAGCGCTTCTTCTGTGTTACCTTCTAGACCATAACCTGAAAAGATATTGTGTGAGTCATCAAAAGCGTATCTAGCAAGTCTTTCGTTGCTAAACTCGTCCATATCATCACCGCCGCCCAAATCTTCAGGCCCAAAGTCCTGATCTGGGTACATTTCACGCAGTTCTGTGAGTGTTTTACGCACTCTGTGGCACACAAAACGAGCATCTTTAATAGACTTAGATTCCCTAGAAATAAGGAATTCTTCGGGAGGAAC